AAGGAACAAGAAGCTGGACTAGGTAAACAGTTTGAAAAAATAATTACTAACAGAGGTGATGTGCCGGGTAAACGTGCATCAGCTAGAGAGTTTTTAGTAGAAGCATTAAAAAAAGATGAAACGGATGTAGGCACAGCTGCATTTGGTAAAACAAATTTAAATAACGTCATATCAGCAGAAGATGTAAGATATATTACAGAGGGCGGTGGAGGAATTGGTGGAGATCCAATTGTATTAGTTGAAAAATACTTTGGTCCAAGAATTGCAGAAGCATTACCCGTTAATGCATCTAATGAAGAGATAATAATTTTTACTAAAAGAGTTTTAGAAAATGTAGAAGATGCTTCAGGATTAAAACCTGACCATCCAGAATTTGATAGAATGACTGCAAGGTTTATAGATGAAATGGCAGACGGTGGACGTGTAGGTTTAAGATTTGGAAAATCAGCAGGTAAAGCTTTTGGTCTTGCAAAAAAACTTGCAAACATAAACAAGTCTGTTGATGAAGGAACCGAAATGGGTTATGGGGCACTTCGTAAATATGGTTTAGAGGCAGAAGATATTTCAAGATTATTTAGAGAACTTGCAATGGACAAAAGTATGGTTGGTCCAGAAAAAACACAATACTTTAAAATGTTAAACCAAGTCTTAAAAAATCCAGATGATTTTCCTGATGGAATAATAGAAATTAAAAAAAGATTAGGTATGGATTTTGCCAAAGGCGGACTAGCTAAGATCCTGGAGGTCTAATGGCTCGAGAAGTTGGAAGTATTTTAAAAACTAAATCATCTTTTGTTGTTGATTTTAAATTACCTGATGGAGACAGAATACAAAGAAGTTTTGGTATTAATAAATTTGGTGGTGAAGCCAAAGCTCTTGCAGCTGCTGAAAAGTTTTACGATAAAACTTTAAAAGATCCAAGAGTTAAAAAAGCAGCTTTGTTTGGAACAACAGTTAGAAGAAACGACGTTGTAAAAACTTTTTTAAATTATCTTGAAAACAATAGAGAGTTTGATGGCAATGAAAAACTTGAAAAGGCATTAGTAAAATATCAAAAAAACGACATTGATCATCGTTTTGAAAATATTAATAGAGATTTTAAAGCTTGGAGAGCAGGTAAATTTGATGTTGATGGTATTGATAATGCAAAAGCTAGAGCATTAATTGAAGTAAAAAACTGGAGTCCTAAACCAAGAGGTGCAAGAACTCAAAACAGAGAAACACAATTAAAGTTTTTAGATGATTTAAATAATCAACCGGAACTTAGTTTAAAAGCAGTTAAAAATAAGTTTAATAAAAAATTTCAAAACAAGGATCCTAATTTTCATAAAAACACTTTTACACAAAGAATAGAACAATTAACTCAACTTAAAAGAAATGGTTCTGTTCCTACTAATGCAGATGGTTCTTTAACAAGATCTTACGGAATTGTAGTAGGTTCAAGATCACCTTGGTTAAGAGATGCTTTAACAGAATCATTAAATTACAGCACTAATTATAATAGATTAATTAGAGCGGCGGATGTTTTACAAAATCAAGGAAACACACAAAGAGCCAATAGACTTTATGCAGCGGCAGACGATTTTTTTGGATCAAAAGGAATATTTACAAAACTACCTGGAAATGCGGAACACCCTCTGTCAAATATCTATGGAAAATCAGAAGAGTTATTAAAAGTAGACAGCTTAGTTAGAGGAGATTTAAATAGATTTAAAAATGATGCGTTTGATAATCCTATTAAAAGATTATCTGGAGAATATAATAAAAAAGGCACAACTTTAGCCAGACGAAATGAGATTCAAACTTTAATGAATAACAGGAAGTCTTTTTTAAATTATTTGACTTCTGGTTCTATAAATAAAGGTATAGTTGAAAAAGTTAATTTTGATTTTACACCAGAAAAAGTTTCTCTTACATCAAGCGTAACTCCTGTAGACAAATTAGGTAGAAAGTTTGACTTTAATCAGTTTGTTAAAAAAGGAGAAGGATTCCTTGATGAGTTTTCTAAAAGAGGAACTGGTGGTAAATTGTTAACTGCTGAGGGTTTTGCTAAACGTACTGGAGTAAGTGATACAAGAATTGCAAACTTACTTAAAGCAGTAGAAAAAGCTCCAGCTAGTTGTCAAAAAATTTTATCATTTCAAACAGGGGGTATTTCTAGAACTTGTGCAGAAGCAATTATACAAGATCCAGTAGGTTCTGCTAATAAATTACAAAACTTAGATGCAGAAAGCGGACCACTTGCAAAAGTTAAAAACGCTGCAACTAGTTTTTTACAACGCCCATTTGTAAAAGGTGCTGGTAAGTTTGGTGCCTTGGCCGCGGTCGGTGCTGCTGCAACCGGTGCTGTTAAAACATTTATGAATGATGACCCAACAACTTATTTATCAAACGAAGACCAACAAAAAAATATGTTAATTGATATGGTGACAGGACAATTAGATGACACACCTGTAGAAGAAGCACCGATAGGCGAAGCTTATCTACCAGCATTAGGAGCAGCGACTGTAGCAGGTACAGCAGTTACTGCACCTTCAACAATTGATGCTGTGAGAAAAGGAGCGTTAGGTGCAAAAAAATCTGGCATAACTAAAACTGCATTAAAAACTTTAGGTAAAGGTTTTGCTGCATCTCAAACACCACTCGGAATACTTGCAACTGAACCATTATATTTAGCTGAACAAATACAAGAAGGAGATTCGTTAGGAGAGATTGCAACTAATCCACTTAACTATTTTGCTCCAGCTTTTGCCGCTGATGCAGATAGATTAGTGTCAAGAGGTTTAAAAAGTCCTGGAATTGCAAAAGCGATGAGACTTGGGATTAGTCCTGCAGCTTTAAGAATAGGAAGTAGATTTTTTGGTCTACCTGGATTAGCATTATCACTTGGTATTAGTGGTTATGAAATGTATGATGACTATAAAAAGAAAAGAGGTATGTTTAGTGAAGAATAAAACACTTGTGATAAATATGCAACACGTGAAATGGAATCAAATTCCACCACTTAAAGGACCAGACTCACAGGGGTTGAATGTTCCTACAAAACAAGCTACAACAATAAAGAACTCGGAGAATATAAATGGCAGATATAGACAAAGCCCTACCAAACGTAGAGACTGAATTAAAAATACCCAGCGATGAAGAAATCGTAGTTGAAAAATCAAAAACAACTGAAGAAGCAGTTGGTCCTGATGATGTACAAGTAACTCAAGAAGAAGATGGTAGTGCAACAATTAATTTTGATCCAGAAGCGGTAAATCAACCAGGTGGAGAAAGTCATTTTGATAACTTAGCAGAATTATTACCAGAAGATGTTTTAGGTAAATTAGGTTCAGAACTTGCAGCAAATTTTGAGCAATATAAATCTTCTAGAAAAGATTGGGAAGATAGTTATACAAAAGGTTTAGATCTTTTAGGCTTTAAATATGAAAATCCAACTCAACCTTTCCAAGGAGCATCAGGTGCAACACACCCTGTCCTTGCAGAAGCAGTAACACAATTTCAAGCACAAGCTTACAAAGAATTATTACCGGCTACCGGTCCAGTGCACACACAAATAATTGGACTAGCAGATAGAGCTAAAGAAGAGCAATCAAACAGAGTTAAAGAATTCATGAACTATCAGCTCATGGATGTGATGAAGGAGTATGAACCCGAGTTCGATCAAATGCTTTTTTATCTCCCTCTTGCCGGCTCTGCGTTTAAGAAAGTTTATTATGATGAACTGCTTGGCAGAGCCGTGTCTAAATTTGTGCCGGCCGATGATTTAGTTGTGCCTTACACTGCAACATCTTTAGAAGATGCAGAGTCTGTTATTCATGTAATTAAAATGTCTGAAAACGAATTAAGAAAAAAACAAGTTTCAGGTTTTTATCAAGACATAGAACTAACACCGGGATACAATCAAGAAACAGAAGTAGAAAAAAAAGAAAGAGAATTAGAAGGTATTAAAAAAACTAGAGACGAAGATATCTTTACAATTTTAGAAATCCATACTGATTTAGATTTAGAAGGTTTTGAAGACAAAGACTCATCAGGAGAAATGACAGGAATTAAACTTCCATACATCGTAACTCTTGAAATGGGTAGCAGACAAATATTATCAATTAGAAGAAACTATCAAGCCGACGATCCACAAAAACTTAAAATAGATTATTTTGTACATTTTAAATTTTTACCTGGAATGGGTTTTTATGGTTTTGGTTTAATTCATATGATCGGTGGTTTATCTAGAACAGCAACCACTGCACTAAGACAATTGTTAGATGCAGGTACATTGAGTAATTTACCCGCAGGATTTAAACAACGAGGAATAAGAGTAAGAGACGAAGCGCAGGCAATCCAACCTGGAGAATTCAGAGATGTAGATGCACCTGGAGGAAGTATCAAAGATGCATTTATGCCATTACCATTTAAAGAACCTTCACCAACATTATTACAGTTGATGGGTATAGTGGTACAGGCAGGGCAACGATTTGCCGCCATAGCTGACATGCAGGTCGGTGACGGCAACCAACAAGCAGCTGTTGGTACGACTATAGCTCTTTTAGAACGTGGTTCGAGAGTCATGTCAGCCATACATAAGAGATTGTATGTGGCGATGAAGAGCGAATTTAAATTATTGGCAGGTGTTTATAAAACTTATTTGCCTGGAGAGTATCCTTACGATGTAGTTGGTGGTCAAAGAAATATAAAAGTTGCAGATTTTGATGACAAAATAGATATTATTCCAGTTGCAGACCCAAATATTTTTTCTCAATCACAAAGAATTAGTTTAGCACAGACAGAATTACAACTTGCAATGTCAAATCCAAAAATGCATAACATGTATGAAGCATTTCATGCAATGTATTCTGCAATTGGTGTAAAAAATATTGATAAAATTTTACCGCCACCTCAACAACCGGCCCCAATGGACCCTGCAACTGAAAATATTCTTGCAATGAGTGGTAAACCATTCCAAGCTTTTAAAGGACAAGACCATCAAGCGCATATTACAACTCATTTAAACTTTATGGCAACAAATATTGCTAGAAATAGCCCAGTTGTAATGGCTGCATTAGAAAAAAACATCTTTGAACACATTTCTTTAATGGCACAAGAGCAATTAGAGGTAGAATTTAGAGAAGAAATTGCAAAATTAATGCAAATGCAACAAATGGCCCAACAAAATCCAATGTTACAACAAGATCCACAGTATCAACAGCAGATTATGGCTATGTCTATCAATTTAGAGTCTAGAAAAGCTAAATTAATTGCAGAAATGACTGAAGAATTTAAAAATGAAGAAAATAAAATTATGGGTGAGTACAATGGTGACCCAATTGCTAAATTAAAAGCAAGAGAACTTGATTTAAGAGCTATGGACGACAATGTTAAACGTGAACAGGACCAAGAAAAGATTGATTTAGATAAATCTAAGCAATTAATGGGCCAACAACAGTTTGACGAAAAGCTGCAACAAAACGAAGAATTAGCTGAATTAAGAGCTAATACATCGCTAGAAAAAACACAAATGGGAATTGACGCAAAAATGGTCAATGACATGATGAAACAAACAGATGTTAGGATCTTGAAAGGTCCTAAAAGATAGTATAAGAAACAGATAAGGAGAAAAACTATGGGAAAAGGAAAAACTTTTTTTACTAAAAACAATCCAAATTACGTGGGTGAAGTTGTATCTGACACACCAAAAGCAGACGCTAATAACACTCTTAAAGTAAATGCGGATGGTTTTGCAGAATCAGTAGAAGTTGTAGTACCTAAAGGTGAGCCAATTGTAAATAAAGTTGGCGGCCAAAAAAGAATGCTAGCTTCTAAAAGATCTACAGTTAAATGGTATTAGGTTATGTGGTTTTCGGCAATTAAACTTGCTTTAAACGCTGGTAGTAAGATTTATGCTAATCGTCAAAAGACGAAGATGGCTATGTCTGATGCACAGTTAATGCATGCCGAGCGACAAGCTCGAGGTGAGGAAGCTTATCAGGGCAAACTGTTAGAAGCTCGTCAAAACGACTACAAGGACGAGGTAGTTTTATGCATACTTACGTTGCCCATTTTGGTGCTCGCATATGGGGTTTGGTCGGATGATCCGGCAGCCATGGATAAGATAAAGATGTTCTTTGATCATTTCCAGGCGCTCCCATCATGGTTCACTAATTTATGGATACTTGTATGTGCGTCAATATTTGGTATAAAGGGTACACAAATTTTCAGAAATGGAAAAAAATAGGAGTTAAAATGGCTAAGAAGAAAAAAAATAGATTAAAAAAATTTCTTAAAGGAGCTGCGTTAGCAGGAGCAGCTGCTCTTGGCGCTTCGGCTTTAGGAAAAAGAAATCAGATGAAAACTTATCTTTCTGAAGAAGGTGGAGATAGATCTGATATGAGAGACTATGGACCATATAGTAAAAGAAATATGAATGCAGCAAGAAATTTTAAATTTAATCCTGCTATGATGTTATCAGGTGTTGGCGATGATCCTGTATATCCAGGTATACAAGCTGGAGCTAAAAAAGGTGGACGTGCTGGAAAAGACTTTGGTAAAAGAGGTGTAGGAAAAGCAAAACGAGGTTTCGGAAGAGCCTTAAAAGGAGGAAAAAAATAATGTCAAATCCAAGATTTAATAAACAGACAGCAGAACCTAGAGGTAGAGTAAAAGCTATGGGTGGTGGAATGATGAGACGAGATATGAGATCTGGTTACTATCCATCAGACATGGGCATGGAAGGTGGTGCTATGTACAAAAAAGGTGGCCGTGTTAAGAAAAAGAAACAAGGTTACAAAGATAGAAAAGACGAATCTATCGCTATGAGAATCAAAAAGAAAAGAACTAAGAAGCAACTAAAAGCTTCTAGAGATGAGTCTTATGGTAAGTTTGGTTCTGCAATGAAGAAAAAAGGCAAAATCAATAGATAATGATTAAAAAAATTATTAAAAAAATAAAACAGTTATTCTGTAACTGCAAAACATTCACTGTGGTCCATGCTAAATTTTGCAAGGATTGTGGTGCTCATTATAAATAAAGGAGAAAAATATGACTAAACGATTTGGAATGGGAAATAAAAAAGTAATTAAAGCTAGAGATTTAGATGGAGACGGAAAAAAATCTAGTTATGAAATGGCAAGAGCTAAAGGAATGGCTAAAGGAATTTCCCTT